AAAAGAACTTTTAAAATCATTGTCTAAAGATGAAATTATTGCTTTGATGAAATCTAAAAAAGAGATCGAATAGATGTTTATAGTATATCCACTTAATATAGATTATCTTATAGATGACGTGCGATTAAAAGTAGGTGATTATAAAGATAATAAACGTTATTCAGATAACGTAGTAAGATCTGCTATCATTGGCGGAATTAAAATGTTACAGCGTAAATGGGGTTTACGTTATTTTCTATATCAACCTTCAATGAATACTAGTTTACCAAGTGGTTGGTATTATGAACCTTTACCTAGTGGAGTTATTGAATATACTACAATTATTCCTAGCGGACTTCAAGCAATTACCTTTATGAATAGTATGATGTTTATCCCAAGTGGATTAGTTGAAAATGATGTTGTACGTAATCCAACATCTTCTTTTTCTGATCCATTTAATTTTGATATGGTTATATCTCAAGATGACGAATATATTGTAGTATTAGCTGCTTCTATTGTATTATTTCAGGCGTATTTCACAAGCTCGGTAGAATCATTTCAATCTTGGACCGATGGAAACTTTAGTTTCAGTAATATAACTGCTGGTAAATCGTATAAAGATTTTTACGATGGTGCTTTAGCAGAATTTAATTCATATTTTAAACAACGCCTTCATAAGGCTTTAGTTGGAGAATTTAAGGATAATATTTAAAAGGAGTTTATCATGGGGAGAAAATTACTTAAAATTCTTTGGATAGGCGATGCAGTAGCTCATACAGGATTTGCAACCGTTACGCACGCTATTCTTGATTACATCTGTAAATTTGCTGAAGTTCATGTGCTTGGTATTAACTATCAAGGAGATCCACATGACTATAAATACCCTATTTATCCGGCCATGATAGGCGGAGATGTGTATGGTATTAATAGATTGCCTGAATTACTCGCTCGTATTCAGCCGGATATTGTATGTGTTCTTAATGATCCTTGGATTGTAAAAGAATATGTAGATATTATCAAATCAACGCCAGCAAAAGCGGTTTGCTATGTGCCGGTAGATTCGCCGAACATGCGATCAGAATTTGCAGAAGCTCTTAATAAGTTTGATACCGTTATCGGTTATACTCAATTTGCTATCGACGAACTTCGCAAATCAGGAATGACTGCTAATTCTGTGATTATTCCGCATGGTGTTGATAGAAAGCTTTTCTCGCCTGTCAATAAAGTCGAAGCTCGATCAAAATTAGGAATGAATCCAGATTGGTTTGTTGTAGGCTGTACCAATAGAAATCAACCGAGAAAGAGATTAGATTTAGCAGTTAAGTATTTTGCTGAGTTTGCGAAAGATAAATCAGATAATGTTAAATTTTATTATCACGGCGGTCTTAAAGATCAAGGTTGGGATATTATACAACTTGCAAAATATTATGGCATCGGCGATGATAGACTTATTATTACATCACCAAATATAACCGCCGGTAAAGGTATTCCAAGAGAAATGATGAAGTTTATGTATTCGTCGCACGATGTTCATATTAGTACAACTCTTGGTGAAGGTTTTGGCTTAACTCAGGCAGAATCAATGGCTTGTGGAGTACCTCAGATCGTCCCTCAATGGTCAGCTCTTGATGAGTGGTGTAGATTTGATGATGGAAGTCCTTCTGTATTGTATGTTCCATGCACAACTACTTTAGTAAATACCGGCGGTATTAATACAATTGGTGGCGTAGCTGATGAGAGTATTTTTGTAAAAAGTCTTAACTATTTGTATGAAAACGAACAAGCTAGAGCAGATTTTAGCAGTGCAGCTCTTACTTTAATTAATCAACCAAAATTTGATTGGGATAATGTAAGTAAAGAATTTTTGAGAGTTTTTAAATCATTATGAAAATAGTAACCCCTTCTGATGAATTCAAACAAGACATGATTGATAGTATAATTAATGCCGTTGGCAGAGATATACTTTTACAGACGGTATCAGAAAGACAGGAATGTTATGTATGTTCTGGTTCTGATGCTTATTGTTTAACTTGCTCTGGAGAGGGCTATGTAACTACAGTAAAATTAGAATCTTATAAAGCTAAAGTTTTGTGGGCTTCTTCTGAAAATACTGTTTATACTAAAGCTGGACAATTTGTGGAAGGAGATGTCGTCGTAACCTTACCATACGTAGAAGGTTTACAGGAAAATTTGTCGAAGACAAAACTTGTGTTTGTAGATAATCGAGCATGTATTATTGATAAATACGTTTTAGAAGGATCTCCAGTAAACAGAATTAGAGTTATTTTAAAGGAAGACGAATCTCCTTATCAAAAAACATAAGGAGAAAAATAATTAATGAAACCAATTACAATAGAAGATACTATGGAATTAATTCGTCTAGTGGAGCAGGCTACAGGCAAACATACTAAATACATTCTATCAAGAATGGAACAAAGTGGTTCTGTATCTCCTACACAAAGAAAAGCCGTGCTTGACGGTATTAATAATTACAAGAGATATATTTATAAAATTCTTGGTATAAATATAGAAGATTAATAAAATATGTTTAATGTTATAGATGACCTACGAGAATCATTAGTCGGTATTTATACGAATATTGATAAAGTTGCACTAATTTTTGAAACATATGCTTATGTACTAGCTTATAACTATATGGTATATCTAGGCAATTATGGTTTACAGCATATACAAGAATTTCAAAGAGTTCCAGAATATTCTATCTATTTTCGTAAACATTTCTCAACTTTTTACAAACAACATATTAGTATAGAAGAAAATAGAATAATTGATAGAGATATATTAGCTACTCCACAAGATTTAGCTGAATGGCAATTTGCTGGTTGGCCTAATATATCGAGAACTAGCGAAAATTATAATGATAGACTTGAAAATTGGGCTGCTATATATGATGGAAGAACTATTTTTAAAGAAGGTACATATATAACAAAAACAGGAAAGACTGCTAAATATCGAGTTGAATACGAGGTTAGAAATCCGTTTACGCATAGAGTAGTAACTCAAAAAGAAGTTATTTCTTGGAGAAATCAGAATTATGGTAATACATTAGCAATGCTGCCATTTTGGCTACCCTTAAATTACGGTACTCATTCGGCAGAAGTAGGTCCAAGAGAAGGTTATCCAACTTCAGCTGGTGTTCATTTTGTAGAAAAAGCAGAGATTGAGTTATCGACATATTTATCAATATGTTTCGAGCTTTTTGAAACTTATATAGCTGATAGTTTATTCAATCTAGTAGCACAAGATGATTTTTTGAATAATGCTCTTGATTATATTGACAAAAATATACATGTAAGATCTTCGAAAAATCAAGAATTAGATGTATATGAATTGACGAAGGAGCTTATTCAGTGATAAATATAAATAGTATTCATAATTCAATTATAAATTATTTAAAATCAGTAACAATGTCCGGCATAGAAGTTATTGATGGTGGGAGCTATGGAGTTAATTTGTCTGACCCTCACGGAAAAATTCCTTCCATAGCGATAGATGTCGAGGATATTTCTCAATATGATTTAGAACTAGGTTCTACTAATTATCAGTATTTTGTTACATTTACTGTTAATGAACTAAATAAAAATAGAAGAGATGCTACGACAACCACTATGATTAATAACTTAACTTCGTGCCCATATATAAATGTATATAATAAATATACAAATAAAAATGAACCTACAGGTGATGCAGTTATTATAACAACTATAGAACCTGATAGTTCTAGTTTGCAATATAAACCAATGCCGAATTTTGACACAGATCGTGAAAAATTTTTTTGGGTAACGGTTGTATTCATGAAGTTCATTTCATATAGTAATGGAGAATTTTAAATGGCTAAAAGAGTTTCTCTTTCCTTTAAGGAAACAGGTGTTGATGCTATTACTTTGGCCGGTAAAGTACGTCTAAGCCGTGTACAGCGCGCGGAAGTAAGCGCAAATCTACCTAATACCAATGTTCAGGAACTTGGTAGCAATAAATACGTTGGTCGCTTGTTTGATCTTCCTGAAGTAACTGCCACTGTATCAGCAATGGACGTTGGCGCTCGCAATGTGTTTACATTAGCTGGCCGCAACTGGGCAACTGCTCCCAGTGGTTCATTTGTTGAAGCTCAGGATATTCAGTATGTATGTCTTGCACAGACCTTCAAGTCTCAAGGCAACGATGATATTGCTCGCACTCTTTGGATTCCTGGTTCAAAGCTAGAGCGATTTTCACTAAACTATAGCGTAGGTGGCGATGCCACTGAAGAGTTCAGTTTTAATTCGACTAATCGCCGGTGGCTAAAGTATGATGTAGCTCTTGCTTCTGGTACAGTAACTGCATCTGGTACTCTTGCATTTACACCTGCTGCTCGTCCGCTTAAAGACGGTAGATATTTCTTATCAGCCTTCGCCAGTGGTACTGGTTATTTACCAATGGAGACAATTACAGCTTCAACAGCTAACTCAGTAACTTTTGACGATACTGTAGCTCCTGGTACCCCTGTTGTCGTAGCTTACCATACTGATCTATCAAATCAGTGGGATTATACTTACGAATATGCCCACGTAGCTCCTGGTTACACACCGGCCCCAGATCAGCCAGTAGGTGTTCGTGGCTTCGGTGTAGAAGTTTATCTAACTAAGAGTGGTCAGACTAATAACAGAATTTATCGTGCTCAAACTGTAACACTTCAGGGTCAGTATCCAAATACTCGTGTAAACGAGCTTGGTTCAGAAGAAGTTGTCGGTTACATGGATGGTATTCCTGATGTCACCGGTACTATTGAAATTCTGACTCACGACTTTAGACTTCAGGAGCAACTAAGTGGCGATATTGACGGTAATGAAGATAATTTTGATCCGAATGAACTCGGTACAGGCGATTGGGGTCTTTTAATTAAGATCTTCCGTCGCGGAGTAGATCGTGCTACTTTTGGTCCTGAAAAAACCGTATATGTTCCTATGCTTGATGTAACTCAGGATCAGAACAGTTCACAGGTTGGTCAGGATCATCGACAGACTTTTAATATCGCTTCAAGAAGCGGCGAAGTCTATTTCTATAAGGGTAATTTTAACCCCTGGGCGTAATAATCGTTTAGGCTAGGGATTTTAAAGGATGTTGTATACGCAGCATTTTAAGGATATTGCGGGAGTTATCATCCTATTTTTATGTAGTATGGTATCTCCCGCTTTTTTTTTTGTTTGGTTTTTAAATTATGGAGGAGGAATCCAAATTATGTCTACTGATATTTTTACTAAACTTTTTGATTGGAAGAAAGCTGTTGATTATAAAGGCAACAAATTTTATATCCGCATTGTTAGCGAAAGCGTTGTAAATGATGCACAACGTTATGCGCTTCTAGAATCACGTAAGCTGCGCAAGTTACTACGTGATTCTAACACAGATGATTATCTAATCTACCTAGATTCAATTAGCGATCTAGAGGATGATGAAGTAGTAGCTGTGGCGGTTATGGCTGCATCACGCGACGTTATGCGCGATTATATGAATGCTAATCCAAAACCACAGATTGATCCTTTACCAGATAATGCCACACAAGAGGATCTAGAAAATTACGAGCAAGCTAAAGAAGAGCGCGATGAGCTTTACATTAAGAATATGCAAGAATCTGTAGAAGCGTGGCGAGTAGATTTTACAAATATGATTACAAATCAGCCACGAGATAAGAAAGAGGCTATAGCTAGAAAGCATCGCATTGATCGCATTACTGAAGATCGATTTACTCAAGAGTTTGAGGATTATATTGTTGCTTCGTCCATTTATGAGGATAAAGAGTATAAGAAACGTGCATTATCTCTTGAACAGTACAAGAGTCTTCCAGCTGATGTAAAAACATTTTTCAAAGACAGTTATAACTCGATTACCATTGGAGCAGATGACGTAAAAAACTAGCTAAGACGCCGTATTTCGCGGGTGTATGGGCCATTTCCAAATCAACTGGAAGGCCTATACACCCTGATTTTGTGTATACCTATGATATGCCTAATACTATAAGTATGCTCATAAAATTACGAATGCGGTATGATTCGTATCAAGAATTACCGGAAATGCCACCTGAAGAATGGTGGGATTATCCACAGTATATCAACGCACACATTGAAAAATTGTATCCTTCGATCAAGAAAAACAATAGTGTTGAGGTTGAAGTAGAAGAAATAGAGGATTAATTTATGGCTGATTTTTCCGATAGAATAAATCAAATTAAACAAACTCTTGAAGATCTTACTAAATCTCTTGGCGAAGTAGATACTAAAGTAGGTGAAGTTAAGCAAGGATTTGAGGGTCTGGGCGAGAAATCTCAGAACATTCAGACCCTTAATACCTCAGTAACGGAACTCAGATCTGTATTAGATAAACTAGACCCAAAGTTTATGGATGATCTGAAGGTAAAGGTAGGTGAGTTTAATCAACTACTTGGTTCTATCAATCCAGATCGTTTAGACGCGGTAGCGGAATCTTTTAAGAAGCAAATAGAGTATATAGATAAGCTAGTAGTTTCCTATAGAGCAGTGGGCATAAGTCTAAAAAACTTAGATCTATCAGATCTTAGAGATAATATGCCAGATGTAAGTGCATTCACTGATCATCTACTCGAATCACGAAGAAATGTCGAAGGTTTAATGCGAGCACTTAGAGAAATTGAATCTATGGATCTAAGTGATATATCAAGTAAACTCGATATGAGCAAACCGTATAGTCAGATATCAAATCTAAGTGAGCATTTAGGTGCCGCGTATGATTCTGCTATAAATCTTCAAGGAGCCCTAGCTGGTATTCAAGCTAACGACTACAGTAAGTTAAAAAGAGATTTACGTGATATAGTTAAGCTAATGGCGGCAGCAGATCTCACTGGTAAAAAAACAAGTCCAGAACTTACACCTGGTATGCCAAGCACAAGTACTGAGCATGATATATCGCGTAAAGAGCAAGTACAGCGGCAGTACTACGAAGCTGTAAAGCAGCAGGAGAGAGAATACGCGGCCTTACAAAGGCGCAATATAGAAGAGCAACTCAGAGATCTTGCAAAGCTTGGCGAGATACGCGGTAGAATAAATTCAGAAACTGGAGAAATTAAATATTATCCTGTTTCAGATCAAGCTAAACAGGCAGTAATACAAGCTAAGCAAGCAGGATATGGGGAAGAATTTAAACTTGGATCTGGTCCAGACTTTAGCAGAAGAATAGGCAATGTTCGCTACGAAGATCCAATGTTTTCCATACGCCACTTTCTCAATGAAGTTGTACTAAAGAAAACAGATAAAAACCCTAATTCTGATGGTTATTATACAGAAGTAGATACAAGTAGTTTACCAAGACCGAAAGAATCCAATATAGAGTCAAACCAACGTGTTGCTGCATACCAATCTGTCGGAAATGGTTTGACAGGTGCTAATCCTCAAAATATAGCAGATAATATAGAGGTTATTTCAAGAGCTATAGATTCTAGTACTCATGGTATAGCCTTTATTGGCACAACTGGAAGTCACGCAAATGGTGCTTCTATGATCGGCGGAAGACCAGATAGAACGGATCATTCATTGGTTGCGTATAGAGATGCAAGTACACAGCAAATACGTATGCTTGAACTCTTAACAAGCTTAGATAAAAAATACGCAACTCCTAATAATGATAGCGGTAATCCTGCTATGGGAGGTGTAAGTTTAGGTTCAAGGCCGGTAGAACAGGTAGCGGCTACACCAGATCAACTTAGAGCAGTGGGATTAGTAAGCAACGATCCAAGAGCATCAGCGGCTATTCAAGATTTTATAGCTAGACTGTCACATATAACCACACCAGGAAATACAACCTATTCATTTGTACAGGATGAAGATCTAGCTAGACAATTAGGCGTCGATGTAGGCGAAACATGCGCGTCTGCTATGGAAAAAGCTGTAACAACAAGTGATCTTGGTAGATTATTTGCAGAATCAATTGGTAGATTTATACCTCAGTTTGGTCAGGTTGGAAAAGTAACTGGCTTCAATACAACTACACCATCAGATATACTTGACTATGTGGAAAACTATAACAGGTCTCAGGTAGGCGAGAATCAACTTGAGTATAATAATGGGGTTGATGAGGCAGCATCAAGAACTATAGCTGCAATTATGGCCTTTGCAGAAAGTATGGGATTACTTAAGGATTCCACCACTACGGTAAAAGTTACTCAAGAAGAGATAGATCATGAGCTGCAGCAACTAAAAACAAATATTACCATATTTGACTCGATTATAGAGCAAGAGTTTTCGCAGCTAAAAAGCAATCTAGTACCAGATCATACACCAAGAGAGTTTGATAGAAAAGCTACAAGCAGAGATATCGAGCTTTTTGATGATATGTACTTGCACGACTCTCGCGAACTGAGTGGATATAAGCAAAGGTACAAATTTAATCAAGTTGGCCTAGACTTGATGAATACTGTCAAACCATATGACATAAGCATGCCTTATATAGACGAAGATTTCTCTAATATAAAGAAACAGCTACAAGAGATAGACGAGGAAGCCGCGAAGCAGCTTGATGAATTAAAGCAGTACATACAGTTAAATCCTAAAGAGGTAATAGGATCGGATAAGCTCAACATATCCTATAAGGATACTACCTCTGAGGATTTTACAAAAGGCTATCTCGATTTACAGATATATAAGCAAAGATACCAGGCTAGGCAAGAAGGAAGAGATCCAGATAGAGCTCTACAGCAGCAAACATCACAAACTATTAAAAACCAAGTAGTAGAGGTAATGACCTCTGATAGAAAAAATGGTCTCCAGGCACCTCCTACCGGATTAGCTGCAATATTTGATAAATTATCTTCATTTATAATTAGTATTGCAGACTCTATTAGAAGTTTTATTAACTCCTTTACCACAAATCTCGAAAATAGACTGTCAGCATACAATAATGATACAGGTGGAGAGCTTGTACCATCATTCTCAAGAACTGTAGTAGCCCAAGCAAGTAAAGAGAAGGCCGATGGTAGAAGTGGTATAACAAAAACCTTGGATAAAGGCTCAGAGATCTATGGTGATCTTATGGTGGCTTTGTCCCAGGGTGGCGCGATCTATAACAGCTTACGAGAGGCTGTAAGAGGTGCGGAGATAGGTGGAGTAGCCGGTGGCCTAGATATAACTGAGGCTATTGTTAAGGCAATAAATGCCGCCGTTAAGCTGCACAACAACTTTAATCTCGGTATACTTCCAAAGGGTGTAGGCGAAATCTTTACGGATAATCGAACAGACGCAATACTTGATCTTATAGAGATAGCACTAGGGACATTTACAGCATCCACAGAGGGTAAAGCTGTACGTAAGAAGCCTATAAAAAGGGTAAAGAAAGCCAGAAAGAAGCCAGGAACCGAGGCTGCTGCCGAAGAAGATCAGGTAACATCGACAACTTCTGTTGAGGAGGAGTCTGTTGAGGAAATAGAGGCATCACCAGAGCCGTCAAAACCAGAAAAACTAAAACGCATAAACAAGAGGAATAGTCTTAAAAAAGCAGTATCTGCTTATATGTCCGAGAAAGAAAAAGGTTTAAATGCTCAGACAGAAGCGATATTAAGAGCTTATACAGATGGAACTGGTCTGAGTCGTGGAATATCTGCTGGGTATGCAATACTTCCTCCTGAAAAAATTCAGCAAATGGCAGCAGATTACTATGGAGCATCTAGGGTTCCGACTAATGCTCAAGATATACAGGGATTAGCTTTTTCTCCCGAAGGCGCCGGTTCTAAATTTTATGGACTGTCATCATCTACTTCTGGTAAGGCCGCGCAAACTGCAGTACATGAGTTAACACATGCAGTAGCCGAGTCAGCTGATCAAGAGCAGAATGGTGCTTTATTTAAGTCAGTTGCAGATGTACTAGCTACAAAAAAGAATAAATATACAAAAACATCAGGTTTATCAAATGAGGACATAGATTATTTATTTAACCCTAGAGAAGCAGTAGCACATGTTGCTGAGTCTATGATTTCTGGCAATCAAGAGCTAGAAAGTACTCTAAAGAAAGTTTATGGTAAGAGGATTTTTGACAATATTCAGAAGATACTACAGGAATCAATACCAGATACCTTCGGAGAGGACGCAGCTAAAAAGTTACGCGATAAGTTTGAATACTTGGATCAGGCTCTATCAATTATAGCAAAACAGATTAATATTTCTGGAGCTTCTTCTGAGCCGTCTTTAAGTAAGTCTCTAGAATCTGATGAGCCTTCGACTAATGTAATAGGTAGTCAGATAGCGGAAAGTTTTATTGATGCTGCTATTAGCAGTGGTAAACTGGAGTCAATAGGGCAGATTATTGCAAATGAGTTTATAAACACTGTTAAATCATCTAAGCTAGATGTACCTAGTGCTGTAGAAGAAGCTAACGAGTCTTCTCATCCTATGTACACAGAAGAGGAACTTAGCAAACTTAAAGCAATTCCAGAAGGTCAGACTATAAGAGACGCTGTTAATGAGTATTTAACTCCTGAGCAACAGAATATTAACACAAGAGCTCAGCAATTTATTAGTGAATTTGTTAAAGGTACCGGATTTGAAGATGCACAGCAGTCTATCATAGCTCCTAAAGAAGCTATGACCGCGATGATCAAAGATTTCTATGGTCAGTATATGGATCCTACAGGTCTGAAGGGTTTAATGCTCAATCCTCCAAGAAATCAAGATCAGTATATTAGTCTTCTATCAAGCGATCAGGAATATAATCCGTACAACACCGTACTGCATGAACTTACGCACGATTTAACAGAAAAAAGAAATAAAGAAACAGGTGGGGAGTTATTCAAACGGGTAGCAGAAATTCTTAACAAAAATAGACCTGGGAGAGCATTTTTGCCAGGACCTGGAGAGAATGCTGATGTAGATTACATGTATAGCCCAGGTGAAGCATTATCACAGATAGGGGAATTATCTCTTTTTGGCCAAGGAGAGAGCAATTGGGATGTCAAGAAGGCCTTCTATCCTGACAAAACAATTCAACAGATTCAGGAACTTCTAGCAACAGAATTTCCTACTGCTTATGGCGAAGATGCCATAAGAGCACTCAGATCTAGAACTACGAGAAGTAGAAGAGATCCAGTAGACAAAAGAGTCTTTGACGAAAGAGAATTTAGTAGCATTGTAGGTGAATTTAAATCTGCTCCTACTTTATATAAACCATTTGACTGGACCCACGACCAGTTACCGCCAGAGTTGGATGACAGGCCAGAAGGTGAGGAGTATAATCCTTACCTAAAGCGAACAGTAAATACAGAAAATAACGATCCGAGTTTTTCTAAAAAAAGAAAAAAGAATAAAAAGCGTAGAAAGAGTACTGGTAATGTACTAACCGACACACAACAGGCAATAACTGACACAATTATTGATATTGTGGATAATACAGAAGCTGCAGTAGTAAATGCAGAGCAGCAACTAAGGCAGTTAGAGGCTGATGTGAAAGATGCTAAACAGAATTTAGTAACAAATACAGAAGCCGCAGTTGGAGCTGCGGTAAATGTAGCAAAAAGTACACTAGAAACCGCAAAGCAAGAAGCAGCCGCAGTTGCAGAGGCAACAATTGTAAAAGCAGAGGATGTTGTAAGTGATGTACAACAGGCCGTTGCTGATACTACGAAAGCCATTGCGTCAAATGTACAGAAAGCAGTTACTGCCGATGTAGATGCTTTAAAAGCTCAAGCAGAGCAAAAACTTAGTCAAGCTGCTGATAACATACAACAAACTGCAGAAAACGTAACACAAGCTGTAGAGGGAGTAAAAGTAACACAAGCTGCTACACAGGTACAGGAAAAAGTAGAAAAAATAAAAACAAAAGCACAAGACACAGCCAAAAACGCACTGCAAACAGCAGAAACCTTAATGGAAAGTGCCGCAAAAGAGGTGGCAGCTGGAAAAGCACAATTACCTCCTGGAGCAGCGGAACGCTTAAAAGCATCTCTTGGTATATTTAAGGAAATTTTTTCTAATTTTGAAAGCATGGATCGTATTAACAGGTCTTTTGTAGAAAACTCCACACAGGGAGAGAGCACAAAGGCTGTTATACGACAATATCAAACCAAAACACTACCTAAGCTCATGCCGATGCTCAATAATATTGCAGAGAATCCTAACGAAGAAAATATCGTAAATGCTGTGAATTTTGCAAAAGATGAGCTTGGTAAATTTGAAAAGTATTATACTGAATACGTAGTTAAATCAGTGTATGCCGCAACAAATCCACTTGAGTTGATAAGACGCTATGTAGCACAAGGCTTAATTTATGGAGAAAGATCTCATCTAGAGGGTTACGAAAGATTATTAAAGCCAGTTGAGAAGCTGTTTCCCGATAGAACAAATCTTTTCAAAAAATTTGCAGAACAGTTCATGCCAGCAACTGTAGATGCCAGTGGAGAGGCTATTCCAGAAATACGTAGAATTACAGGAAGCAACGTAAAAACCTATCAACAATCTTTTTCATACGATCAGGATAATAAAATCAATCGAATAAAGATTGCTGCTGAGACTCTAAACGGTGTTATGGTTGACCTAAATGGTCACATGGATGCTTTTGGGAGAATCCGACTTGATGAGGATGGTAAGGAAAATGTACTTACTAGATTCAAAGACGAGGTAATGACTCAGTTTCCAAGAACCATAACCGATAATTTTGTGTATGGTGCTATGGATTCCTTGCAGCAAATGTTCAACCAGGTGATTGCTATACAGGATGAACTTGGTGAAGTTGCAAATATGTTTGGGAAGGTAGGTGGTGCTGCTACTGATGCTAAAGCTAAATTCCTTAGCGATAGTATCTCTACCGCCACACAGACTGGTCAGGGTTTTGAAGAAGGTATCCAAACCAACCTTAGAAACCTAAAGGTGCTGGGCGCTATACAAAATACAGATGAGCGAAGTAGCCTTGCTAATCAACTTTCAAAGACTCAGCTAGGGGCTCAAACTGTATTCGGTATTTCTCTAGATCAGTCACTTGAATCTATTCCATCCATCCTATCAAGCATTCAGGATGGTATGATAGGAGTAGAGGATCCAACTAAAAAAACTACAATGGCGCTGGCAGAGTTGCAAGATGTACTAGATAAGATGGTAGCGGCACAGAGAGCCTCTGGTGCTCAGGGTGATGAGCTCATTACTGTATATTCTAGACTGGCGTCTTCGGCAAAAGAGTACGGACTTTCATCTGAAAAGTTACTGGCACTAACATCGTCAGCATCAGTGTCGCTTGCAAAGGGTAGTGACGAAACATCTAATATCATGAAGATGTTTCTTGAAGGTACATACTCAACGGCTAATGAGGCTGTATTTCAAAAGGCTGGAATAAGCACTAAGGTGCTTAGAAATGGACAATTAGAGAATCGTAATTTTGATGATATTCTTCAAGAACTCTATGGAATGAGTAAAGATTCTTCAAGATCTGTTCAGTATGGGCAGTTAATGGGGTCTATATCAGGTCCTTCTAGAGCGAATGATTTTAGGAAAATTGTCCAAGGATACGGTTCAAATTATGAGAGAATCCTTGAAGCCGAAAATAAAGCTCCAAGTAATTTATTTGATTCGGTGCTCACATCCAAGGTAGAAAACTTTGGCGCAGATGTTAATAAACTTAATGCAGCTGGTACACGATTATTTGGCAGTTTCCTCGTCGGTACTGGCATACTTGACTCGTTTGGGAATACGCTTTCTGGTATATCTGATACAGCAAGCCAGGTAAGTGATTTCTTTGATAATAATAGAGAGACTTTACAGAGAATTGTACCGGTTCTTGAGTCTATAGCTAAGTTTAAATTTGTTGGACTAGCTAATGTCGAGGGTGTAATAAATTCACAGTCAAAGATGAATGTTCTTTCATTTATACCTAAGACGATGGGATCAGTAGAAACTTGGATAAGAGGAGCGGGTGCTGCGTTCTTTGATTTCTTTGATAGAGGCGATGTTGCAGGTAATAAATTTCAAAGGACAATGCGCACACTTACGGATGCCTTACTTGAGATGGCAGATGCTAGTGAAAGATCATTTAAAAGTGGAGCAGCTGCTGTATCAGCTGCAGGAGATGCAGTAGCTAAGGAAGCCGGTGCTGCAGCGTCTGCTGGAACAGCTCAGACAAATATCCCAGTATATGACCCGAACCTAGACACGACAGGCACCCGTACTGTGGAGAAGACCACTACGGAAGCCATGCGCACATACCCAGTTGATAAGAATAATCCAACTCTTAGTAAGCACGTTAAAGTTAATGATGTTGTAGATGTCGCTACAGAGGAGGCCACGAAGACATCACTGAGACGTGTTGCCGAGGAGTCAGCATCGACTGCAGAGAAGCAGGAGATAAAGGCCGCAGAGGACAAGGCTAACTTAACCTCTATGGTTGCAGCAAATGCGGCAGAAGCGGAGAATGCAAAAACACTTAGAGGAGCAGCAGCTTTTACTAACCAGCTAGCATCTGCAGATCCATTACTTCCAGGACAGAGTGCATTAAATAGAACATCAGCATTTAAAACACTTGCAAAGGTAGGTGATATAGGAGGAGCAATAGCTCCCTCTGTCGGGTTTGACCTGCTAACGGGTGGATTCAGTGAAACAAATCTTACTCGTGTTGGTGCAGGTATAGCTGGTGGATTTGTTGGTGGATTTGTTGGTGGTCCATTTGGTGCTGCTGTAGGTTATTCCATTGGTCAGGCATTTTCAGACTTTGTGGACTTGCCAAGCATACTTGGGACAAGTGATACAGAGCGCGAGAAACTGGGTAAGACCATACTTGGCAATGGCAGCCTAAAAGAGGAGTCCATATCCAAGGAAGATGAACAGAAGACCAAAGAGACTACAAAACTTGCACTTGAGGCTTTCAGAAAAAGTACAGGTTTTGATCAAATAGCATCGGATGTAGCTAACGCTGGAGATGAGTATAAAGTAGATAAATCAGGGAAAATAACCTACAACCCGATGCAGTTTACCGATGCGTCTGCACAGGATATAAAGGATTATGAAAAGTTCGTTGTCAATGGAGCCAATGCAGAGGGAATAGGCGAGCAGTTTACTAAGTATCGAGTTGGTTCTAGGACAGATATTGCCAGCGCATATGACTATCTCAAAAATCTTGGGCCTGGTGCCTTAGAAGCTTACAAAAATTCCGGCGTTAGCAGCATAAAAGAATACGTAGCGCAGATACAATCGGCTATGTCAGGAAAAGGCAGCCAGTTCGAGGAATTGCAGAAGCTTGGGTATCAGGAGCTAAAGACACAAGGTCTGCTATCTGGCGATGTGAAGGCTAATAATGATATTATCCTCACACAAAATGCCCAAGATCTTATCAATAGCACCACATTAACCACTGACAAGAACAAGACAATAGATTACTCAGTGCCGTATGGTCTAAATCAATACGGGCAGCTAGGTACGGATGTAAATGCATATGATGCTCGATATAAGCCTCAGCTTGATGCTATTAAGTCTGGTAAAATAGCCGGTGATGAAGCCAATAATATACTCGAGCAGTATAATCAGGGCAGAAGCAGCTTAACAGCTCTTCCACAGACATTACAGCAAACCATACCACTTGCAAAGCAGCTAGGAATGAATATTAAGGGTATAGAAGAGACTCTATATCGATCTGGATCTGAAGGTCAATCTGATTTCTTAGCTCGTATTAAAGAATTAGCTGATGCAGCGGCAGTTGTCAAAGAGTATGAAGCACAGCAGTCTGCGTACAATACATACACCTCATCGCCGATTTACAGTAGTAGTCCAGAACTTCAGGCACAAGCAGCAACATTAAGAACAACACTCGATGCAGAAAAACAACGTTATGAAATCAGCAAACAGTATGTAGAAACTGCAAAACAATCTAAGTCATTGCTTCTAGATCAAGCTAGTGCTGTAGAAAAGCAAGCCAAAACTAAAAGAATGGTTATAGGCGGAACAGCAGCTCAATTTGCAGCACCTTCTACAATGAATGTTGAAGATTACTCAGCTGGATCATTGAATGATGCTATTCAGTATGCTATTGATAAACAAAATCGTTATATAGCTATGAATCCAGAGTATCAAAAGCAATTTGCAGCCGATCAGTTTTTAATGGAAAGTGGTACACAAGTACGTGGTGTTACTGGTGTAAATCAAGGATTTGTTAATGAATATCTTCAAAAACAGCAGAATAAACTAAAAGTACCGGACATGGTTGACATGTCTAAATTTAGTGATTCGGAAAGAGAAAAGATTCTAGCGCGAGCTAGAGATTTACAAGGTCAAGCAGTTGCTCTAGCACCAGATCTTGCTGATAAGTATACAGACGAAAGACTTATTATCCAGAAACAGGGCAATAAGTTAATGTCAGAATTGGGTTTAAGTCAAGAGTATCTGAAGATGGCTATTGATGAAAACACTAAAACCAATGAAGACATGTTGCGCGGTCACTATAACTTACCATCGAATTATCAAGCACCGACTATTTGGGATTATTACAATGACGGCGGTAGAGAACAGGGTGATGTAAACTATGTTAAGCCAGGCGGTAATGGTACTGTACCTATGGACTTCGCTAAAAACATTGCCCAAGAGGTTCTGAATAGCCAAGGAAAAGAATCAGGCGGTCCTAATTTAAACGATATTAGTACAGTATCGACTAATTATGCTCGTCCTCTATTCTATCCTAATCCAGGAACACCAGGAACAGTTGTAGAATTTCCAGAAGATTTCTCTGTAAGCACACAAGATGTTAATACATTAAATGTTAAAAACATGGTCAATGAGGCTATGAAAGAAAAACGTTCAGATCGTAATATCTCTAATACCGATGATGGAAGAGATATGCGCGGTCCTTATGTCCAAACAAATAGAGAAATAGTAAATACATCTACTTTAGACACTCCTTGGAAAGATATGATGGGAAATACACAACCATCAAGTCCGGCTGATGTACTGAAAGAAGGAAAAGGACCAGTTAATTTAGATAAAGCATCTCAAAAAGCTTCCACATCACTTGATCAAACTGGTTCAAAAGTTACAGAAACTGGTAATATATTCCAACAAATAGCACAGAAAAGTATGCAATCTAATGCTCAAGTAGTAGCAACAACGATAAAAGCAGCGTCAAACATTAGTTCTTTTGCAATGAACTCTGAGCAACTCGGTAAAACAGCTACAGATCTCGCAACTTCAATAACAACAGGTGGATTATCAGTACAGAATGCGTTAATAAGTCTTGCCACCAAGATTGCCCAGTTCAATCTTGAAACACTACTTAAAAATGGCACTGTCAATCTTACTGTTAATGGTCAAGCAACTCAACCACAAACTGGTAGTAATAGCCCAACATTTGGATGGGGAGCTGCAAGCTCAACTGGTGGAACTGGATTAAATGCAACAGCACCAAGTTCACAACGTCAGAGTGGTAAATTAGGTATGGGTTAAGTTTCATATTAAGAGGAGGCTATAAAAGCCTCCTCTTTCTTTTAGGAGTATAAAATACTATGAGCAGAATAGCATGGAGATTTGATGGATATGATTGGCTTATTAATCCATCAACAGATTCTGGTTGGACAACTGAACCTACCTATGCAGAAGTCCTGCCAATAGCTGCCGGTTTATCAAAGATACAATACGGCGGTACAAAATTAGCTCGCAGAAGTGTAACGGGTACTATTGTTGGTAGAATGAATGGAGATTTTAAAGGCCGTGTAGAAACTTGGATGTTAAATCGTACAATAAGTACACTAATCGATCACACATTAAACAGTAGAAGATGTTTAATATCAAAAGCTACATTTAATACCATTACTGATATGGCATCGCTCAGACTAGGTAAACAGTCTTGGACATATAATATTGAATTTTTAGCACAGGAGTAGGATATGACATTACGAACATCTGTTGATGCCTACTACAAAGAACCTTGTTTACAGGTTAAGTATAACGGAAGGAAGTCAAAAGATATTTTATCTGTCGATATAAGTGAAACAATAAATGACTCACTTATGACAGCTACCATTACCCACCGTTCTAATCCTGGCATCGAACCAGAAACATATATACAGATATCACAAGGTTACGATGGTGAATACGCCACTACGTTTACTGGATTTGTCGATTCAATAGAATATAATGAATTTCAAGAAACATATGTTGTTAGTTGTCGCGATCCTCTTAAAAAAGCGCTTGATACTTTTCTTATTCAAGAAGTAGCATTCGGTATTGATCCAGAGACACAGCAATATTATTACAGTACATACACGTCAACTAGTGGCGGTACATTTCAAATTCATAAGTATGATTCATTATCTTCTCTTAATTTGAATCATCCAGAAACAACCGGCAATTATAGTAATCAAGGTGTTAAAGCAGAGGCTGTCGTACAATGGTTACTACATATGTCTGGCTTAGAAGAAGGTACACAAATTCAAGTTGATGATACAAATTTTTGGATAGGAGATACTGCACCAGCAAAGTTTCAACTAACATCCGTTTATGATGCTGCATTACAAATTGCTAATCTTATTGGATGGCGATTATATTGCACACCTAATGGTGTAGCCCATTTTCAAAAGCGTCCTCGTAATGCAAGCAATTATTCACAGTGGACATACACTGATCGTAGTGAACCTCATAATATATTCAGTTTGAAAAGAACAACGACAAATTCTGACTTACGCAATTATGTAGAAGTTCGAGGTTCTTCTGGCATAGTTTATGTTGCAAGAGCGGCAAGTCCCTATATCGGCAATACTCCATATCGTGGAGCATTAGTATCGAATGAACTTATTGATACCCCAGGTATTGCACAGTTTATGGGTAATAGAATTCTAGCCGATCTAAATAGATTAAAAGATACTGTTGAATTATCCACCGATGGTAATCCATTTATTCATCCAGGCATGAGTATCTATATAAAATCTTCAAAAGCAAATGGTACATTTATGGTTGAGTCTGTATCAACAACCATGTCATCTGAGAATGGTTATAAAGGACAAATAACGGCAACTGTATTTCCAGGTGACACTGAGTATGAAGAGGAACCATCAACTGTTGTTGCGGCATTTGGTGTTACTCAAACAGTATCTATTGGTGATCCTAAGTATATTACCAATTTTGATGCATCTGCATCTTATTCAAATAGAGGTACGATTGTATTATATTATTGGGAATGGCCGGATAATAGTAATTGGACTTCTGGCAATCCTCAAGCTACATATATATTTGATGAAACACAATTAGTAGCAAGTGGTGGTGCAAGAGTAAGATTAACAGTTAGGGATTCACTCGGCAATATTGGAAGCACTGAACAATATTTTACACTATCGGGTTTATTGTCTCAAGTGAATGTTATGTATCGTCACCTTTATGCAGCTATGACAGATCAAGCTGCTGCAAGTTTGGATACTGGATTAAATTGGACAACACAAAATATCCCAGCAATTAGCGTTGCCGCGTCTAACTTTATGAATAATGGACAATATGCTTCAAGCGGTTATGCTTTATTCGGTACATCAAATGGTAAAGTATACCGTACTTATGATGGTAATATGAGTGTAATTCCAGTTATCGAGGATACTGGTACATTTCCACACGTGCATGTTGCAGAGTTGGACGGTACTTATGCTCTTGCCAGTCAAACAAAAGGTAATAAGGGCATCCTCTATAAATCAGCGGATGGTGGAGTAACATGGTTTGCTATACATGAGTTTGATACGCCAATTATCAAGGCTGAATATCATTATATGAATAGGGACGCTATACAGATTCTTCTTAGTGGTACTGGTCAAATGTATGATAGTTTTGATGGAGGTCAGACATTCACGAATCGTGGCATTACACAAACAATGAATTGGTTTGATAGTGGTATGATTAGTAATTATTATGGACATAGCAGCGGTATTTATGCGGTAACAAGTGGAGAGGGAAGAGAATTAAGTTTTCCAGATATACAGCCTCATAATATTGTCGCATTAACTATTGCTGTAAATGATGATCAGGGGACTATGGCAGCTGATGATACCGGTAAACTATGGACGTATGGCTATAATGAAGTAGGACATAATATTCTCGCTGGTACTTATTATCCAACAAATAAAACTCGACACATGATACGTGATGGAGAATTACCGGTAGTGTATCTTGCTACAGAGAGCGGCGTAAGTAAATCATTGGATCAAGCATTCTCTTTACAAGAGTTGTACTATCCACAGAATTATGGCTCAGGAGTTCATCCTGGTAAAATGGTTGCCTATGGACCATTGAGTGATAATAGGCGAGATAGCGGTAACATCTATTTCTATACATCGGACAACATATCCGAATTAGCTACTGGAATCTATAACGATCAGACATCAACACTTGCTGCCGGTCTTATGGGATTTACAGCTTATAATAAGCCATACAGAATCTTTGCGCCAGCAAATGCAGGAGCAGCCATTTCATTTGCCGCAGGTCATATCTATCTTGCAAATACGGATAGTATTAACCATGTTCATCTTGTATCAAGTGGTATGTATCCAGTAAGATACAATAATTGGGGTAATACTCCACTAGATGCTATTATAGGCTTACGAAGGGTATTCAATCCAGTATTGTCTACATTCAATAGTAATAATGCGTATGTAATAGCAACAACGGCATCTGGTTCAATGCGTGTGCTGTCGTATGAAAACTATGGTACAAGTCCCATTTATACCGGAGCAACAATGCTTACGTATGATGGTTCTTCTGCGGTAGCTACTCTTGATGGAGCCTATCATACAGCAGCTGATCCAGATACGGATACCTATCTTATCGTAAATAAGCCGTCACTTATTAGTGCGCAGACAGAGGTATGGACAATGAGTGGTCGATCATTCAGTGATTATCGCGGCTTTGGAGAGGATGCTTTTTATCCAGTACGCTACGCTAAATTCAGTGGTGCTTACCGTACACTTGGTAGAACACGAGTAGGCGGCGGTACGTATCCAGACACTGTTTTCTACTTTACCGAAGGACATAAGACGGAAGATGACGATAAGAGTTTTAATCTAGAAGCCACAAACCTTCAAACGGCGGATGTTCTTAAATACTATACAGACAACGAGTTTGGTATAGAATCAATCTATGTATCAGCACAGCGTCGATCATCTATATACTATGCCACAAGAACAGCAATTTATAATGTATCAGGATTTGGTAAGGGCGGAGAACTAGAAATATACACGCCGCCTTCTGGTTATCGTATACTTGGTTTTAGTGTAACCCATGATAAGAGTTATATTAAAGACTATTTATGCGCGGCTATTCAAACAACAGTAGCAGATGTAAACGGTAAATACACTGTTACTTTTGTCTATAGTACAGACGCGGGTGTTACGTTTACTACTGGACCTTCTATTACAGGAGGATATAACCCAGCAACAATGACAGATATATTGCCGCTTTATTTAGACTTCGATAATCCTGTATCTGTATACGGATAACACATAGTAGCGCTTGTATACTCACCACAAAACGAGTATATGGGCGCTACTTTTCTTGTTTTAAAAACATAGTTACCAAGCACTATAATGCAGTATACTATCTATACCTCCACACACATTACTTCAAATAATTTGCCGCTATGTATATTAGCGATTCTTTACTCCTTTTCATCTACTATATCATTCCTCATACTTGTTTATTCTCTCTATTATTATGTCTATCTATATCGCACCTAACGAATTGGTCTTGAGTAACAGGAGCATATTTTACGTTAGGATCTGAGATTTTTTTTTTTATTTTTTTTTTCTATATTATTTTTAACCATTAGTGAGTATCACACCCGCCCCACCGTCTCGCCAGCCTAACAATTTTTTGAGACACGGCCATTACCTAGCCTAACAATATACGCGGTCAATCCGTATGTTAGGTAATACATATACACTGTTAGGCATATAGAGCCTAACAATACGTACATCATAACGGCTACATTGAATTACAGAAGGCATTACAATGCGTTATAATGATTATGGCGTTATGATGTATATTTCACTATATACTATATATGATATATACTATATACAACGTTATGATAGATGCCTTACGATTGTATATTGTTAGGTTATCAATGCCTAACATAACTATCTCTTGCCTAACAGTACATGTGAGATATGGCTTTGTAATGCGGTAAAATGCGAAGATATCTCTAGCGAGATCTATTTACTTTAACGGTCATTAAAATAAATCCTTTTCTATTTGTCCATATGAATGTATATTATCTATTCACTATCTTATTATCTATATAGTATATGTTAGGTTATGATATAAAGCGACAAAACATAGCGCGCATTAAATAGCAGTTAGGCTTCGTAATGCGCTATCTTCTTATGTATACCTAACTGCTTGCCTAACAATAGCGGCGCAATAGCGATAATAGTGCTATGGTACTAGTCAAGCATAGTACCTAATCATAGCGAGTACTATACTAAGACAGTACCATAGTTATGGGCATTTTGGCCCATTTTCAGCACGCGGCTGCACAAAATGTGTTACAATACCCATATTGAAGATTGACTAGTAAAGGAGCTACTGCTAGGATACAATTTCATACGGATATCTATTAGATATCTTGTTTGTTGCGTAACCTAGCAGCCTCTAGGGCTAGTTAGTGTACCTTAAAAACCTAACCCCTACCGAGTGCGAGATGCAATGGCGCATCTTGCCGCTAGATACCACTTGCAAGCGTAAAGCATCAATGTTGCCTTACGGCTCGTAGTGCTAGTATCTTTTGTATAGACTGCATATCTAGATCTGTTATTCTGAACGTTGACGGCTGAAAAGAATAACAGATGCCTCTATACAAAAGATACTAGGTAAACACTACGTAAAGATGTTCTAGGGCGGATATAGAACTATCCCTAAAAGAACATTAGTAGAATAGCAGCTTGCAAGGTTTAATAGCAGCTACAAAGTATCTAGGTAAGGTAGAGGCAAACATACAATAAAATACCTAATCTGGTATAAAGTAGCTTTACTGTCAGGCTCCTGACAATTCCTCTTGTTTCCACTTGCAACCCCTTGCAACCCCTATTTTTCGGCCTTGACTACACCTGACAGTAAAGCTCATAAAGTTATACCCAACTATCACAAATATGCATATTAGTGTACAGATACCTGACAAAATGCCGATAGGCTAGAATCTATACACTAATATGCATTATATTCATTTAATACTCGTATCTAGAGTATAAATTGATGCCATTGCGTTATTTCTTTTAACACTGTAAGGAGTGTACTGTGGATTATTACAAAGTACTCGTACTAGAACTAGCACAGATCGCCATTGCCAACAAAGAATCTGCTAGATCCGTCGCATTACGATATGTTGGGCAACTACGCTTTTGCGAAGAGCAAAACGTAGACACGTTCACTAGCGATATCTACGCAGCTATGCAAGTAGCTATGGATATTGCAGCACGGGGCGAAAACGTAAACAAGCATTTTACCAGAGCGCTTATGGAGGCTAAAAATGCTTAATGTTCAGATTAGATGGTATAAGCGCCTTGCTGCTATTGAAAACCGGATAAAACGCTCAGTAGTAGGCAGACGCGAGTATATGCGCCGATACAAAACGGCTCGGCGCTACCATAATTATGGTTATGGCGGCAATGGGTTAATCATTGCCAAACGAGAAGCTAAACGTTTTTCGTTCGTTCACCAAGTAATCAAAAGCCTCATGTAAAACGTGAAACAGACAAGCGGCACTCGTGCCTAGAGTGCCGCTTTAACAAATAATAAATTGGTACCATAGGCCATATGGCCTAGTTTTACAATCGGCATCTTGTGTAAAGATGCCTACTAGCCCAAAACGGGCAAGGAGTCTATCATGGCGAAGATCATTGAAAACGCTGCTGCTACCACCAACGCCACGAGCAACGCAACCCCTACTATTCCCGCGCTCGATCTTTCGAGCGTTGGTAAAGTTTGGGAGGCTGTAAAGCGGTACAATCTGACAGAAAATGATACAATCAAACTGTTTGTATCTGTTCTGTCAAGCGAGGCACTTGCCTCGCAGAGTGCGAAGCTCGTACCCGATGCCGTTATTGACGTGATCAAGGCATCGCACAAAGATGCGCATCGCGTAGATTATGTCAAGAAGGCCTCGGCGTTGATCGCGTGGAAGGATAGCAAGGGCAAGGAGACTACTGTGCAAGATGCCCTTGCTATTGTCAATCAGCAGCTTTCGTTAATCGCTGCTGCTATTGCGCCGCTTGCAAGCGAGATCAAGATCGTATCCGATGCCGATGGCACGATCAAGATCGCTCCCGCGTCAAGGCGCGGCGCACCTAGCAATGGCGAGCGCGCTTCGAGCGAAAGCGTGCGCTACAATTGGAGCGCGCTCGCTCAGCGGATGGAGGCGGATGGTATGTACCTTGAGACAACTATCGCCAAAAAGACGTACAAGATCGAGAGTGTCAATGGTATGTTTTTCGTTGAGGGCGTTGTTGCCCTTGACGGTCTCAAGAATCCGATGAAGGCCGAGGATACCAAAACGTTGACGGCATTTATCAACGGGCTGAAGCGCGCGGTGGATCCGTCACGCGCGAGCTTCACCACTAGCCCGCGCGAGTGCAAGCTGTACTCGCGGGAGGGCAAGCATCTTACCGAGGGCTGCGATGATTACTTGAGCGACTGGATGAAGGCGAACATCGCCTAACATCCTACCGAGGGCTAGGTGTAAAAAGCCTAGCCCTCAACCCCTCCTTGCCTATGGAGGTGAATCCTAGGCCCATTGCGCTATGTCTCTTTTATGTAAACTAGGAGGCTTATTTATGCTGCCTGAAAATGCTGTGGATCTTGAGGGCGGGGTACGCATCTTTGATATCGAGTATCGCGTGCCGGATATCGGCGCAACTACAGATACTCGTATTGCGTACGCATGCGCTCGCTACGGCGAGCAGCAGTGTGTGCTCAAGATCGTCTTCTTCGCCTCTCATCCTGACGTGGATGATTGCGGCCTCGTGCCGGATCTCGAATGCTCGGATGTGGACACGGGGGTACTCTCTTTCGGTATCTACCGAGAGGGGGCGTGGCCCGTCTCTGTGCTGCGGGCTATTGCTCGTTATGTTATCTTTGGTATAGAGTAATCTTGCGAGGGAGTGCCTATCCCTCGTTAAAAACTATAGGCCCATTGTGTCAATCGTATCATGTAAAGGAGTGTGTCATGATCGTATCTCAAGTTCCGGATACTGTATTCGGTGTTGAGGTGGAAGAGATCGACGGCGGCCCGTGGAGTCTCACTCGTGTGAAGCGCTATGGGAAGCGCTTCAAGATTCAGATGGGGAGGGTTGGTTATCCCTCCTACATCGTGCAAGGTGCATTTTTCCGCATCTCTTTCCGCCCGTGGTTTGATGCCATGAGCGGAAGGTTTCTCGGATGGCGGAGGTACATCACGCATCGCTAGTCCTGATGCAGGGGAGGGATCTGTAATTCCCTCCCCTACTCCTCACCTATGGAGTATAATCCGAGGTCAATTGAGTGTGCGACTTGCATACTCGTAATCTCAAAACCATGGAGGCCCACAATGAGGTACGCATGGCTTGTTAAACGTGAGGATGAGTACTTCATCTGGCGCTCGGAGGGGGCTACCCCTCTAGCTGTCCACATGGAGTTAGTGGAGCGCAAGATCGTCAGTATCGACGAGCGTATTCGACTCTACTTCCTCGCTAAGGAATAATCTCCATCGCCCGCCCCGCCTCATTCGTATCTTCTTCTATTACTATAAGGAGTGAAGCTATGTTCAAGGT